AGAAGAAGCTCACTAACACCGCGAACCAGACCACCAAACAGTTGTTCCGCTGACGGCTTTTGCTGATCCATATATGTGATCATTAATCAATCCTCGCTAATCTACCGCCAATGTAAGCAAAACCTTTTAAGCCGGACGCTTCTGCTTCTGCCTCTGTATCAAATTCATACGGGTTTGTACGGCTTCCCTTTTTGGGCAAATAGGACGTAACGACATTATCGACGTTAAAATCATACACCTCTGCCAATCCTCGATATCTGGCTTCAAGCGCTGATTGCGCGTCTATATATGGCGCAAATTGCGTGCGGGCCGATTGGATGAAGGCTTCACGCTGCACATCGCTCAAACGCTCGCCTCTTAAAATCCTGTTGTAGCTATTCCTAATCTTCTCCGCTACTCCTCCAGAATTTTCGGCGTTTGCAAATTCGCCCTCTCGGACAACCGATCCGGGATCAAGAACCTTCATGTAGCCAAAGATAAGAGCCAAATCGTTTGCGCCGCTTGGCGTCGCTGCCGCAGCGTTTTGTACCTTTTGAAAGCCAACATTCGCCTCTTTAAAATCTTCAGACGATTTGTCGTATTCTTTTCGCAGCTTTGTTTCGTCTTCAAAACCGGGGGCAGCCGCCGCCGCTTGAGCCTCCGCTGCGGCCCTTCTGACATCAAGAGTTTGACGCTGTATCTCAAGTTGAGCCTCTCGATATGCCGCCAAGGCCTCGCGCTCGGCCCGCTTGTCTTCGCGAGCCTGTTCCGCCGCAGCAGCGTCTGTATATGCTTTGAGGCCAGCCGCACCCATCCGCGCCAGTCCTTGGCCAAGCGAGGTGGGCTGAAGCTGCGGCCCGCCATACTCAAGACCGGTCAGCGCTGCCGCCGCCAGACCTTGTCCCGTCGGTGATGTCAGTGGCTGACGGAAGGCGTTGCCTATAGTCTGCATCGGGCGAGGCGCTGGCGGCGTCATACGCCGGCCGGGCGGGATCATCGAGCCGCGCATAGCGGCCGCCTCAAGCGGCATGATCGGGCGCGTCGCAGATCGTTTCTGCGCCCTTACAGCAGAAAGCTGTGAAGGCGTCAGAGCCATCGGCGGCACAGCGCCAGACGGCGTCGTGTACTGCGGGATGCGTGCCGCTGTGGCGGTTGGCTGCGGGAAGCCCTGAAGCAGCAGTTGGTTCGCTCGCTGCGGGGACATAAACCCAAGCTGTACAGGCCGTGTCATTCTGTTTGCCATATCTTACCCCAACAATCCTGCGAGTGCGCCTAAGCCAGCGCCAACGCCGCCGCCCATACCCGGTATCATTCCGGCAAGCTGCGCGCCGCCCATTGCACCAGAAAGCGCCGAAAGCGCAGGCTGACGGAATACTGGCTGCATTGTCTGACCGCCAATCGTGCCACCCCTAACCGTTGCCATATAATCCGCCAGAGCCGCACGAGGCGCTTCCTGCTCAAACTGAAAGCGCTGCATACTAGCAGCAAGCTCGGCCTGATCCTGCGCCTCACGCGCCGCGCCGACCTGCGCCAGCGTCTGAAGGTCGGCCTGACCAAACTGACGTGCGCCGGGCGCTTGTGCGATTGCGGCCTGCTGCGCTTGATACGCCATCGGCGCGAGAGCCTGTGCCAGTGCTGCCTGCTGATAGCCGGAGCCGTAGCGCCCAGCCTTCGATGCCTCGGCCTGCACCGCCTCAACGGCTGGCCTAAACGCCGCCGCCATCAACGGGTTTGTGCCGGTCAGGTTCTGCATCACTACGTCTTGAACGGCACCGATAAAGGGCGACCCAGTGATCGCCTGTTGCCGCAGACCGGACAGAGCCATCTCGCTCTCTGGTGAGAAGCCTACCGTGGTTGAGCCGGGGAAAAATTGTTGCGGCGAGCCGTACATCTCTTTGGCCTCAGAAAGGCCAAACTCCAGAAACGGCTTCGCGTATGCCGGCGGCTCCGTTTGGCTCATCACCGTCCTTGTCGTGCTTCCGCCTTTACTCATCTTTGAAATCCTTTATCAGTACCACCGCGCTCTGCCGGTAATCTTTTAATGTGCGAGACCAACCCCTGCGCCCGATGATCTCCATCCCGTCGCAACCCTGCGTCTTGGCCCACGCTGCGATTGCAACTTCCGCTTGCATCAATTCGTCCAAGTCACCACCCGCCAGCCAAATCCGGCACATTGCCTTCTGCGGATAGTCAACCACCTCCGTCACTATAGCAGACCTTGACAAAGGAAAAAACTGGGCCTTGCCCTCTGCTATAGCTATAGCCACGTCCTCTATTGTGTGCGACCCGCCGGCATACTCCAGCGCATCCTCGATATAGCGCTTACAGCGCTGCCAATGTTCACTCATCCTGTATTCACCCAACAATAAGGTAGGCGAATTCTTGTGTGTGGCCGTGGTTCTTGTGTCCAATCTTCATCGTCCCGTCAGTGCTGGTCGATTTGATGTACGGCTGATGATGCTCAGGCGATCCGTTGATCGCCGTAAAAAACACCACGCTTTCCTTTGAGAAACGTGGGTCTGTCTTTGTTGTTTCTGTCGCGCTGGCGGCAAGCGTCACATAATCCCAGCTATTCAAGCCGCCGTTGATCGTGCGGTTCAGTAGCTCGGCGATCTCGCGCGTTGTGGCAAGGATCGGATTAAGGATGCGGAAGTTTGCGGTGCGCGTCGTCATCGCCTACCCACCTGTCTCGCCTCAACGTCCATACCCTGCGCGAATGACCACTGCCCGCTTAGGTTCATGCGTGCGCGGTGATAACGCCCCTGCGCTCGAAACGGCGCGAAGCCGTCAGCGTTTGGAGACTGTGCCGTTGTGAATGTCGTTGTGTCGGAGTGCAGCCCGCGTGTGCCTACTTGCATTGTGACGCTGCCGCCCTCGTGATACGGGTAAATGCGCGTGACCATATTAAACTTGCCAGTTGCAAGGCCGGCTTCTGCCGTCTCAATGGTTGCGGCCAGCGGGTCGCCTGTAAAGGTGTGGATTTTGTTTCCGACGGCACCGCCGAAGAGAAACTGCCCGCCCTTGTACAAAGCGCTATCAAGCGATGCAGGCAGCGCGTCGATGCTGGTGCTGATTGTGTCTAGCTGCTCCAGCGTGTAGGCTGGCGTAAACATCGGCGCAATCAGACCGGCCTGCACGTTGGCGGTAGACCAGCGCCCGATTGCGTAGTTGTAGATCAGCAGCTTGTCGGGCTTGGCGTCGGTGCTATTGTTTGACACATAGGACCAGACCGCGATCTGGTTCTGCGGGTCGACGCTTGATGTCATCCGGTCCTTGTGCGCGATATTGAAACTGTCGAAGAAAAATTTATCAACCTTCTCGGCCCCGATGTTCTGAGACCGCTGGCCGTCGAACGCATAGAAGCCATCGTCCGACAGATAGAAGACAGTGTGACCGATGTTGCAGATCGACCCCGGCACCTGACATCCACGCGCCGTCTCGACTTTGTCAAACTGGAAGATCAGCGGCGGACCAGAGTAAGTGGCACGGACAATCGCGCGCTCCATCAGGATTGTGCAGTATTCGCCGCCGACCATACCGGTCACGTTGCCTGCGTCGGGAATGTCTTGGAAGTCGGACTGATCCGTGCCGGCCGTCCAGCTTGTGATGTCGTTAAAGCCTGACCACTGGACGCGGAACGGAAGGCGGTTGCCCGACCCATCATCGACGTTGCCGAGCCACACGAAATCACGCACCACCGCAATGAAATCAGCGTCAGGCGGCGATCCAGCCAGATCAGCGAAGAGGCTACTGGTGCCGAGTGTGTAACGCTGTGGCGGCACGCCAATGCCGCCGACTGCGACCACGTCCTTGCCAAACTGCACAAATCTCCAACGCTCCTGCGGCGCAGTCAGCGTATAGTTTCCAGACTTTGAAATGTTGTCGAGGCCGCTGTCGCTGCTGTCAAATTGATATAATTTTGTGGTGTCACCAGCAAACAGCTTGACGTTGCCGTCATTGTCCTTCGCCGCGAACACGCCATTTATGTCTGCGTCTGCCGCGCCGGAGTATGCAACAAACTCAGGCAAGCTGCGATAACCGCCAGCCGCAGGAATAACATTCTCGGCGCGCGTGACGCCGGGGTTAGAGTAATCTGGTTGATCTGGGAGGAATTCGCCAAACTGTATCATTGAACGTGCCAAACCTCGCTGCCTACAGATACCTGCGACCAGACCTCAGAACCTGCCGCGACATCCGTCCAAGTCTCTGTGCCGTCGGCGACTTCTGTCCAGTCTTCGCCCAGCACCTTGCCGCGCATTGTAGCAGACATTGATGCGTCAGCGGAACCGGACATAGCGAAAACGCCCACATAAGCGCCTGTGGCGGCCATAGAGATGTCTGCGCTACCAGCAACCGTGAACACCGTCACATACGCGCCAGTGGCCGTCACAGCGACGCTGGCGGCACCTTCTACGCCTCTGATCCGGTCACTGTCCGACGTGGCCGTGATTGCGATGCTGGCAGCGCCGTCCATCCGAGCGATAAACGCTGCGGTGGCGGCAACAGACGCAGCACCCGTAACAGACGCATCGACGCCGCGCTCGCGGAAGTTGTCGGAGGTTGCCGACATCGAGACCGACACAGAGGCGTCAAACTCGATGGGGGATACCGGCACAGCCGTGGCTGTGATTTCGATAGATGCGCTGCCGGCTACAGAGAAAAAGTCAAAGCTCAGGCTGTCGAGATCGCCAAATACGTCAGCGCTGTCTAGGCTGCCGACAATACCGTCTAGCTCTTCAAGCGTTGGCTCTTTGGTGAAGTCAGCGCGAAGCAGATCAGCGTCGGTGTCAAGAGAACCGACGAAGGCATCAATAGAGCCTGTTAGCTGATCAAGGGTAGGCTTCGCGATTGCCACGGCATCACCTTATGCTGCGGTGATGTCGAGATCACCCGCTGAGATTTTCAGAACGTCGCCGGAGCTTATCAGCTTACCTGTCGAAAAAGCACCGTGGATCAACAAATTCCCGCTTGACGCCGCATCGAAGATACCGAAGTGCGAGACCGTACCCCACGACCCAGTCGCTGCCGCAAACTCAATCGCCGCAGTGTTGTCAGTCGTGCCACCCGAAGCCGCATCAAACGCAGCCGAGACACGGCTGTAGTTGCTGCCGCTCAATTCGGTGCCGCTATTGTCATCACCAAAAGACCCGGTAGAGAGGCCGATATAAACCGTGGATGGGTGGGTGTAGGCCGTCGTCCCAAGGACGTGGTCTAGGATTTTGTTCTCAAGATAGTCAGACATCGCAGACATTGTTTAGCTCTCCACTGCTGCATTTTGGCGCTGGTAGATGCTGCTGATCTGTAGCGACCCGGTTCCATAATGTGCGCGCTGCTCGTCAACCTTGATCTGTTCCAATGCAAGGTTAAAGCGTTGCATGTATTGCGACGCGCGTTGCTCATCTAGCAGGTAAGCATACGCCTCTGCGAGCGATCCGTATAGGTAGGCATCAGGCGAGCGGCTCAGGATGTTGTTTGTCGCGTTGCTGTCTGACAACGCAACGACTGACCCGATGTAAATAATTTCGGCTGTATACGAGCTATCCGGCACAGGGCGCAACTTCATCTCGTCGCCGACAATGCTGAAGCCCTTTGGCTTGCCAGTGCCGCCAGACGAAAACTTCTGATCGAGTGCGACAGGGCTGTAGTAGGTCAGCACCGTGATCGGCGTCGTGTTTAGCTTGACCTCGCGAACCTCGCGCAGGTCTGTCGGCAACGCAATGTATTCGTCGCTTGCCGTCAGCGTTGCGGTGGCGCGCTTCTCCTGAGACCGCGTCTCAAGCTCGCGAGACATCGTCGCCTCGGCAAGCTGGATAAAGTCAGGGATTACGCTTGTCAGGTCATCGCGTGCAAGAAAGTTTGCGATAGCCGTCTTCAATTCGCTGTAGGTCGAGATTGCCATCAGAGGTTTCCGCCGCCTGTTCTAAATGCCCGGTTCTGGTGATCGTTCAGCCACTGCTTCCACGCTCTTTGGTTTTCGCGCATCGGGCCAAACTTTTCCAGAAGGTGATTGTACACGACGTTTGGGATTTCGGCCACATGCTGTGCGTGCCGCTGTGTGTTGCCGATCATTGAGCCGGGCTTGTAGTCATTCGCCATCTGCTTGTTGATTTTCAGAAGGTCGCCAAACTCTTGCCGTTGCTCAATGTGCATCGTCCCGTCGCTGTGCTGGTGCAGGGAAACTTCCTTGCGGTCTCTGGGACTGGTGTAGAGATATCGCTTCATTTTTTCCTCATAGAGGAGAGGGCGACCTAAGCCGCCCTCTCGCTAGATTAGGAACCGTTCAGATCAAGGATCATCGCGTGTGCCTTCGGGGCAGTCGGCTTGAGCGCCCACTCGATCAGGACGTGGCTCTCAGTCGCGTCGCCAACCTTGGCAAGGTCTTCCTCAAGGAAGTTACGACCATTCAGTGTGCAGAGCGACACGAAGTCCGGGTCGATCAGGAAGATGCGATCATTACCAATCTGACGAGACGGGGTCGCCTCAACAGTACCGAAATCTCCCATAAAGACGCTAGTCGATCCGACATAGGTCACTTCCTTGGCAGCGGTCATGTTCACGTCATTGCTGACGAGGTTGCCCGACGCCGACAGGTCCGAGAAGTTGGCCTTGTTGGTTGCGGACATGACCATCATACGAGGGTTGCCGCCGTCGGCCCAAGCGTCCTGCTGCGCGTCCTCGATGAGGGCGAGCGTCAGTGCGCGGTCTGTGCCGCCGGTTACTGCGTCGGTGCCGTTGCCTGCCGAGAAGGCACCGTCGCCTGCACCGACAGAACCGTTAGTGATCCAGCAAGACAGCGAAGCTGACTTACGAGGGTCAGAAGCGGAACGAGCAACATCGGTATCGCCGATCATTTTTTCTAGATCGCGACGAAGTTCCAATGATTTCAGTACCTTCTGGTAATTGTGCTCACGCTCTCGTTCGGCAGTATCTACCGCATCCAGAGTGCCAGAAGTCGCGAAGACTTTCTTGGAAATCTGGTGGTAGTTACCCACACGGCTGGTCGGCGTAGCCGCCGCAGTCGCAGTGTCGGCACCTTCGTTGTGATAGTTCGTGGCGCTGCTCGCAGCCAATTCTTGAACCTGCCACTCGGTAAAGATACCGTTCGAGGTTTCCTTCTTCACGTTCGAGAAGATCGGTGTTTCAGCAGGGTCGATGCGATAGATCACATCGGCAAGCTGCTCGCGCTCACCAATCGCAGCGCTAGTAGCGAAAGTCGTCATGACTTTTTCCTTTTCAAGTTGCGGGTCTATTTGCGACCCATAAGATACTCAACAGCGGCATCCACCGTACCAGAGCTTTCAAAGCGCTTTCTGGCTTCTTGCCGAGAACGATTAGCAACTTCGCGCTTGGTCTTTGGTCGCCCTGCCTTGGCCATCTTCGGGGCTTTACGGGTGCGTTTTTTGGCGGCGGGGGCTTTGTCTTGCAAGGTATCCCACCTCCACGCTTTATAGAGAAGCTCAATCGCCCGACTATCCGAGGCGTTTGCGATTTCCTCTTCACTAAACCCGATCCGCTTCTGAGCGTAGGTAATCACTTCCCTGCGCTCTTGCTCGCGTACATCCTCATCCTGCCACGCAGGGATGCGGTTAAGCATTTCGCCACGCTGCACCTCTAGGTGCTTACGCAGGTTCTGCTCTTGCTCGCGAGCCTGTTCCGACGCAATCCTCTGTCTCTCAACCTCGACCTGCTTCTGGTATTCCTTCTGCTGGTCCCATTCGGTTTTGTACAGAAACAAGTCACGCTCGGACATCGTCTCGGCCAATGCTCTCCAGTCAGGCTCTTGCTGAGTTGTCTGCTGGATTTGGGCGCTCAACTGATCAAGTTGCTGCGCGTAAGCGTCCCGAAGTTGTTTCGTCTCAGCTTGCTCGGCCTCAAAGGCTTTGCGCTGTTCGGCTAACTCCATCGAGCGCTTAGTGTACGCCTGCTGCCGCGAATAACCATTCCGAAGCTCGTCAAGGTCTACCTCGATCTCCTGACCGTCCACCTTTACGGTGTAGGTCTGAGAAGGCTCCTCTTCGTACTCGTCATCATCATCCGCCTCGTAGGCGTCTTCGCCCTCATCGTCCTCCTCGTAATCCGCTTCGGCGGCCGCTTCTGCGGTCTCCGCCTCTGGTTCATACGCCTCAGTCTCAGGCTGTTGAGGCTCTCTTGCCTCTACGGTTTCTTCTGTCACGGTGTCCGCTGGGGGCGTGTTCAGAAGAGAAACTGCGTCATTTAAAGAAATAGCTCCGGTTCCTGTCGGATTGTCGGACATAAAAAAGCTCCTAGTTTACACGGCTGTACCGTTTAAATTCGTCAAGCTGTGCTTGTGCCAGCTTACCATCCTCGACAACGCTCTGGAAGTACCCCTTGACAGCGCCAAGTGCCTGCATCAGTTGGAATAACTTCTCGCGTGCCTCTCCATCATCGACGCCGGATGTTTTCCAAGCCTCGACGAATTGCTCATCGAGGTACTCAAACGCCTCGATAAAAAGTTCGTTTCGCAGCAGCGCTGCGGCCTTCTCGGCGCGATCCTGCCGCTGCCTGTTCTTGCCCTCATTGATCACAGAAGTGTGTATCCTGTCAGTTTTGGTGGCGTCTGGAAATATTCTGGAGATATAGCAGCTTGCTGTCGGAAAGCAAGGTTTGCCGCGCCAAAGTCGGAAGGCGTGCCGAAGCCCGCCCCGTAACGCTCTCTGAAGCCCATCAGGCCCTCTGGAGCCACGTCTAGCAGTCCAGTGCGCGCATACATCTCGCCGGGCGTTACAGGCGTTGTGGGGGCGTCTGGGGCCGTTGTTGTGTCGCCGCGCGTGTCAAGCCGGCAGGCGTTCAGATCGGGGTCAAAGATATATCCGTCTGGACATTCCTCGCGGCCCGTCGCCGGGTTGGTGACGGTTGACGTTACCTCTGGCTGGTCATCGCCGCCGGCACCCATAGCCGCTGCGTCCGCAATCGGGTCAGTACCCGTTAGCCGTCCATATTGATCGCGATATCCAGTTAGGCGGCCTGCCGCATTGTACACAGGAGAGAAAAGGTTCGGGTCCGAAAGGAAAAAATTATACGCCTCGCTGTCGCGGTCTCCTATTCGGGTTCCCATACCCTTTAAAAATCTTTCATTCATAAACCGGGTCGGCGCGCCTAAAAGACCTTCCGATGCACCAGCAATATTGGCGCGGGCCGCAGCAGCAGCGTCAGAAAGCATCGCCTGATATGCGTCAAACCCAGCCAAACCTTGGTTCATACCCATCGAAGATGCAAGGGCTGCCTCACGCGCCCTAAACGCAGCGGCGTCACTTGCAGGCGAAGGCATACCCATACCCAGCGGGTTGTTTATGCTCATCATCCGCGCGGCCTCATTCGCGCGTTCATCATTCGCGCGCTTCGCGTCAATCGCCCTTTGAAGCGCAGCCGCCTCTAGGGCAAGCATCTCTTGACCTTGCAAATCCCTGAGGCGACGACGAGCAGCGTCTCGGATTGCCATATCATTAAGCCTGTCCTCAATGCCCGATATCGTTTGCAGCGCGGCCTGAGCGGGGTCAACCTGCGGCGAGGCCATATACATATCCGCCGCCGCACGCATAATCGCGTCTTGGTAAACCTCATCAGAGGCAGGCTGATTTGCCGGATCGCTTGCAGGCTTTGACCAATCTGTTTTCGTTACCGCCATCGTTAGTTCCTCGGCAGGTTGGTTGATATGTCGGCGTCAGTGACAGCCTTGGCGACGCGAAGCTCGGCCTCTGCCTGTAGCTCTTGGCGGCGCAACTCCATCTCCATTGCCATCTTCTCACGCTGTAGCTGTATGTCCGCTTGCATCTTCTCACGATCCAGCGCGATCTGCTGCTCCATCTTGGCGCGGTCAATCTCCATCTCTTGCTGTGCCTTGACCATCTCAGGATCAGGCTGCGGCTGCTGTGCCTGCTGCGCCTGCATCATCATCTGCTGCTGGATCATCTGCGGTGAGTTAAAGAATTGATCAGCATCCTTGAACCCGCCTATTTCGGCAATCCAGCACAGCGTGTTGACATATTGAGGCATCGAGACAATCGGGTTCTGCGGCCCAAGCTGCATCAGGATTTGCTCTTGCTTGGCCGCGATCTGCGTCAGAAACGCAATCTTGGTCTCGTCGTCTGTGGTGCCAAGCCCGACCTGCACGACAGTGTCAAACTGCGACTTCCACTCGGCCGGATTGATCGGCACAAAGTTGTTACGCAGGCGGAACATCTTCGGCTTATTGTCGTGCTTCAGCACCAGATGCAGGATGCCCTTAAACAAGTCCTTCACGCCGGTCTCAGCCATTGTGCGGGCGTAGCTCTCCAGCTTGACCTGTGCGCCTCTAACGGTAGCAGCGACGGCGCTTGCAGTCGAAGACTGGAGAGCATCCGGTGACAGCCCCTGAGACGCGCGGCTCATGCCGGTGCGCTGCTCTTTGACGCTGTCCAAATAATCCATCAGCGGGCGTATCTCACCGCCAACCGACGCACCTGTGATCTGCTGCACCATACCGGGCTGACGGGCGCGGATAACGCCGCCGGCAGAGCCGTCCAGCAAGTCATCGAGGTTCACCTGACCCTCAACCGCGATCATGCGCGGCAGCGTGCTGCTGTAGACGCTGTCAAGATACTGGCGCATCAGCGTGGTCTTGATCACCTGCAAGTCCTCGGTCAGGTCATAGACTGACCGGCCGATCAAACGATGCGGCATCAGGATCGGCGAACAGACCGCAAACGGCATGTGGTCCCACGGCTCATTGTGCAGGATGTACGCGCCGTCAGAACCAATCGCGCAGATGCGGCGACGCTCGGCAATGCCGTCTCCGTCAAAGTCAACATTCATGATGCACTCGTGATAAATCACCGAGCGCAGGGTCGGATCGGCCGCGTCAACCCCCGTTGCCGCCTCTAAATCTTGGAAACGGTTATTGACTTCGCGGTCAGTATCAAGCTCGTTTTCGCCGGCATACTGCTCGATGATGTCGCGGTCATAACCCATCGCCACAAGCTCGCTCACTGTGAGCGATGTGCGGTGTGCCACAAAATGAGCGTCGTCAAGTGACGTGCAGTGGCGCGACACAAGAAACTCTTCGGGCGGTACGTTGATCGCCTTGATCTGGCCAGACTTACGCTTCACGCGGACAGACAGATCATACTGGATATCGAGCGGCACCTCTGTGCCGTCCTCATCCACCATCGACTGCATGACGGTCTCGCGCTGCTCCACGATCTCGATGTTCGGGTCGTTCAGCAGCATGACCATTTCCGGCTCGGACAGGCCGTTATACTCTTCCTCGTCTACCTCTTCGACTTCCTCGTAGAAGTATTTAATTACGCCCATCCTAAACAATAGAGCGTCTTTGAAGAATGTATGAAGCAACTTATACCCGTCATTCTGGGTCTGGATCAGATAGTTGACGTAATCTGATGCCTGCTCGGCAGCCTCCATATCCTCGGCTGTGCGCGGGGAAAAGCGCACATATTTGTCATTCGCCGTGAATACGCGCATCAGGTTCGGCATGATCGCCTCGACTGTATCGGCGACCTCGGTTGCGACGACGGAAGATCGACCCTCGACCTCGTTGCCGAGCGGCTCGCCCAGATAAAAGTCGAGCGCCCGGAGGCGGTCAGTCGTGTACTCGCTGTCGAAGTGGTTCAGCGCGTCAGTGATCTCACCGCTGACAATCGACCC